AGATCGGTGGACGCAATGAACATATGGACTCGTTCTACAGTTCGAACAAAGCCTCGCACACCTTCAAGGAGATGCGCCCTGGCTCCGAGGGAAGGCGAGTCCCTAGCGCTACCCCGGCTGATAGAGTACGTGATCAGCTTGACAAGCTGGCTTCGGTCAGGTCAGGCACCTGGAATTCGAACGGTGGAAACCGTGGGCGATCTTCCAGAGGCCGAGGTTACTAAGTAGGGCTAGAAAAGCTCGTCAAGCAACGAGGTAATTGCTGAACCATGCCAGCTACTACACCTACATTCGTGTTTGATGACGACGGTAAGGCATATGCATACGTTGCTGGCAAGATTGTCGCAGCAGCAGATGATGCCGATGAGCTAGAGGCTCAGCTTCAGCGTCTAGACACAGAGTCCAATCCTGTCGTTGCCAAGGACAACCCATTCGCCAAGAAGGATGAGGACGATGGCGATGATAAGAAGAAGAAGGGTAATCCTTTCGCTAAGAAGGACGATGAGGAGAAGGAATCGGCGGTCACTGTACATAACGCGACCCACGTCACCACTCCGAATGGACTCAAGGGTACTATCCTTGGTAAGCAGAGAGGTCTTTGGGGAGATCAGGTAACCATTCGCCTAGAGAATGGGCGCATCGCCAAGTTCGATGTGTCTCCTGAGTCCAAGGTTACTTACTCTAACGAGAACAAGGTTGGCGAGCCTTACCCGACGATGCATACGTTCGTCGCTTTCCTACAGGAGCGCCTAGATCGTCTACCTGATGGTACAAAAGCATCGCTAACCGAGCGCCTTGGAGAACTCAAGGCCATCAAGAACGACGGATCAGCATTCATCCGCAATGCGAACGTCCCGTATCTTGACGGTGAGACTGTAGACAACATCATTGTCCAGGCAGACTACGAACTTCGCGAGGTAACCGATGCGCTCTCTGCCCTAGAGGACGCTGAGCCTTACGCGGCACCTGCTCCATTCTCTACAGGAGTACAGGAGCAAGAGGCTATGGGTGGAGGCGACTCTTCCTGGCTGGACCACGCAGTCGATCAGATGGTGACCGAGAACGAGGGGCGCGACTTCGATACGCTCCTTGAGGAAGGCCCTGAGACATTCGTGGCTGAGCTAGAGACTCCTGTCCTACAGGACGAGGGTGTTACTCAGCAGTATGCTGACGAGTTTGTGTCAGCGAACGTCGCTGGTCTAGACAAGGCGGCAAGCGCTGAGTACCGCACAGCATTCTTGGCCCGCGTTGCATCCGCCCGCGAGGTAGAGCTTACGTCCCGCGCAGAGGCGCGTGAGACTATCGCCAAGCAAGCTGCGGCCGAGGACAACGACGGCGAAGCGGAAGGACTGTTCTGGTAATGAGCGGCATGTTCGAATACATGGCAGCACACGATGACACGTCCCGTGTAGCTGGCCGCAAGGCACTTGCACTGGCTCGCGCTAGGGCCACTAAGAGGTTCGCCAAGTTCCTAGGTAAGGACAACGATAGGCAGACCCGACTAGCGCTGGTAGCGGGGGATCTAACAGAGACGGTCAAGCAGGCATGCGCCGACACTGACTACCACGATTGGGAGGGTGTCCTAGCCGCTGTGACTGAGCACCTTGGAGGCGTAGCCGTTGAGTCGGCCCGTCGTCCGAAGATGTGCCCGGTCCACCGCGAGATCACGGACATTTCTCTACAGCAGCAGGACCCCCAGGCTGGTTTCGCTGCGATGGCTCAGCACATGTTCGGAGAGAAGTCCTGCCGTGGCTCCTGGGAAGACGGACGCTGCAACTTCAAGCCCGAGATGGCGACGCAGACCTACTGGGACAACAAGGCAGAGAAGGCAGAGCAGCGTCGTCAGGAGCGCCAGCAGCAGGTAGAGCAGGCGGCTCCACTAGAGGGTGGCGATATCATCGCGCCTGACGAACCGGTTGCGGACGCAACACTTGACATGGAGGTTTCCACTCCGGATAGTCAAGAATTCGACTTTGACCTAGCCGAGGTAGATTTCGGGGGCGACTCGCCGGTGGAGTCTCCGGCCATGTCAACAGCGGCAAGGATTGCGGCAGTCGTGCCGAACCCGGTCATCCATGGCGGCTCTCTGGCTCCGCTGGGCCTCATCGCGCAGAAGAAGCCGGGCCTCATGGTCAACGGCGCTCCATTCGAGCACTTTGCGGCCGAGGCTCAGCAGCGTATGTCTACAGAGGGCATGCCTCAGTACGAGTCCATCGAGATTTCTCATCCGCATCCGGAATGGGAGCGCATCGCTTCGAGCATCGCACAGGAGGGACATGACGGAGCGCTCCGCGAGTTCATGAACGCTCGTCGTCAACAGCGTCAGCAGCCAGCACAGGCTCAGCAGCAGTTTCGCGAGCGGGGTGAGCGACCGCGTTTGCCTCAGCCAGAACCGTCAAATCCTAATCTGGAACGCATGGGTAAGACAGCCGAGGCTCTAGAGACGGTGGACGTGACCAAGGGTGGCGAGACTCCGCTGCCCAAGATGGACAAGCGCGACTGGACACCGGAGAACGTGACCTTCATCGACGCTGACTCGTCTGACTCGCCGCACCCTACACATCACCAGGATATTACTCAGCCAGTTGACCACACCAAAGAAGACTTCCTAGACCAGACACGCGCCGTCACTGAGACACAGTACGTGGGCGATGGCGAAGAAGAACTTGGTTGGAAAGGTCCAAACCAATGGACAGTAAACAACGGTACCTCTCCGGTAACGTCCGCACAGGACCCGGATCGTAACCCTATCAGGGACAGCGTGATCGCTGAATTCCCTGCGGAAGAGGACGTTGCAGCGGCTATCGAAGCCTACCAAGGGAGGTAATCGCATGTGCCCATGTGGCAAGTGCGTTTGCGGTAAGTAGACAAACCTCCCTTACCTGTATAGTAAACACTAATGGCAGCCAAGAAGGTAGATACCAGTAAGCTTGATGCACAGGTAGAGAATCTGGCGAAGCGCGGAGTAGTCCTTCCTCGTCACCCCGCTCGCGCTCGTCAGGCAGCCAACGACATGCACATCATGGCTGCTACTCCCGGTGACCTCAGAGCTACGCTCGAAGGTACCGTAAAGCAGGACCCGAACCTCCGCTCCGTCAAGCAACTTGACGGCAACACTAAGCTAGTGAACTCGATGCGCCGCTCGCGCATCGCCTCTGCTGGTGGCTCCGACGCCTGGGCAGCACTCCCGAGGTTCTATGACCCGATGGAGTACTGGGATATCTCTGGACTGCCGTGGAATATGGCAGACGAAGGGCACCGCCGCAAGCTCCACAAGTGGCTGCGTCTCTTCTATTCCACTCACTATCTCATCCCAATCCTCATCGATATCTTCACGCGCTTCCCGCTTGTGGGCATGGAGTTGTACTGCAAGGACCAGAAGCTAGCCGACTTCTACGAGGAACTGTTTTTCAACAAGCTTGACTACCCGAACTTCCTTGTGTCCCTGGGTCGAGAGTTCTGGACGGTTGGCGAGGCGTTCCCGCTTGGCTCCTTCGATGAAGACCTTGGAGTGTGGGAGCGAGAGGAACTGATCAACCCCGAGGACGTGGTGATCAAGAACTTCCCGCTGCTTGGCTCCAAGCAGATGCTCATTACTCCTCCGGACTACCTCAAGAAGCTGGCACAGGAGAAGTCTCCTGCCCGCGAGTACCGCCAGCTTGAGTTGAACTTCCCGGAGTTGATCCCATACCTCCGCAAGAACGAACACATTCCTGTGTCTGGCGTCTTGCTAAAGCAGGTTGCCAACAAGCTTACGGACTGGGATGACCACGGCACGCCGATCCTCCTCCGTGGTTTGCGTACACTCATGCATGAGGAGAAGTTGATGGCCTCGCAGGACGCCATCGCTGAGCGCCTGTACTCCCCGTTCATCCTTGCCAAGCTAGGTATCCAAGACCTAGGTGACGGTCAGCCGCCGTGGATTCCCGACGCTGATCAGCTTGAAATGGTCCGCGATGACATGGACGTTGCTCTGTCCTCAGACTTCCGTCTAATGGTCCACCACTTCGGCCTAGATATTGAGAACGTCTTCGGTAGAGAGCAGATGCCGAGGCTAGGGGACGACTTCGACCGAATCGAGCGAAGGGTTATGCAGATTTTCGGAGTCAACCCTAGCCTCCTGTCTGCCGGTGCTGCCACTCAGCCGTACGCATCCTCTGCACTACAGGCCGAGTTTCTAAATCAGATCCTCCGTACATTCCAAGACTACCTGAAGGCACACTTTGAATCCCGCGCTCTTGTTGTGGCTGAGGCACAGGAACACCACGACTATGAGATGCGTGGGTCTACCAAGATCCCGCTTTATGAGGAAGTTGTTGTGTACGATCCTGATGGGAACAAGACCATCGAAACCCGGCCGAAGCTACTCATCCCGGAGCTTCAGTTCCAGACCCTAGACCTACGTGACGAGGCATCCGAGCGGCAGTTCATGCAGAGCCTCCGAGCAGTCGGTGTGCCTATCTCTGACACCCGCCTGATGGTCGGCGTCAGCTTCGATATCGAGGACGAGGTTGGCGACTACAACGAGGAGCTAGTCAAGAAGACGGTGGCTCAGCAGGAAGCCAAGATGAAGACGTACACAATCCTGCGT